CGCCGGCCACGCCACCGCCAGCCGCTTCGGCGACATCCTCGCCGGCAAGGGCGCGCGCGAAGCGTACATGTGGGAACTGGTAGCCGAACGCCTGATCGGCGGCCCGATGCGCGACACGGGCGGCGTCGCGAAAGCGTGGGGCACGGATGCCGAGGACATGGCGCGCCGTGCCTACATGGTCCGCACCGGGCGCATGGTCAAGCAGGTCGGCTTCGCCGTGCACGACAGGATTAAATGGTGCGGCGCCAGCAGCGACGGCCTGATCACGAGCGAGCGCGGCGGCATCGAGATCAAGTCGCCGTTCAACAGCGGCATCCACGTGCGCACGCTGGCCAGCGGCATGCCCGACATCCACGCCGCGCAGACGCAGGGCAACCTGTGGGTGCTCGACCTGGACTGGATCGATTTTATTTCGTACGACCCGGCCCTGCCGGACCCGCTGGACCTGTACGTGCAGCGCATCGAGCGCCGCCCGAACGAAATCAAGTACCTAGAAGGCGAAGTAAAAAAATTCCTCGCCGAAGTGAACGTCGCATATCTCGACCTGAAAAAATCCATCAACCCTGTCATCCACTGAAAGAGTCCTCACATGAACACGAACACCGACAACAACACCATCGACGGCGCCATCACGGAAGTCAAGACCGCCAACGCACTTGCCACGTTCGATCCGGCCCAGTATGCAGCCCTCGCGCTTGACCCGTTCAAGGCGCAACTGGCCGCCGCCAAGCGCGCCGCGAAAAAGGCGGAATTCGACATCACCACGACGGCCGGCATGAAGGAAGCCAAGGCGTTGCGCGCATCGTTCCGCGACATCCGCATCGGAATCGAGAACGCTCGCAAAGCAGCAAAGGAGCCGATCCTTGAGGCTGGAAGGAAGGTCGAAGCAGCAGCCAAGGAACTGACGGCCGAAGTCGTCCCGCACGAACAAAAATACGAACAGCAGATCAAGGACGAAGAGGCGCGCGTCGAAGCCGAGAAGCAGGCCAAGATCGCCGCCGAGCGGGCACGCATCGAAGCGATCGAGCAGCGCATCGCGCACATCCGCAACATCCCAGCATCGATGGCGTCGGCCGATTCGGCAACCATCGACGCCAAGCTGGGCGAACTGGTCGTCAAGCGGCTCGAACCAGCAATGTACGAAGAGCACTTGGAAGACGCAATCAATGCGCTGAATGCCACGATTGACGCTCTGACTGGAATGTATCACGCAGCCGTCGCTCGCGAAGCAGAAGCCAAGCGCGTCGCCGAGGAACGCGCCGAACTGGCCCGCCTGAAAGCCGAGCAGGAAGCGCGCGAGAAGGCCGAGCGCGAAGCGGAAGCGCAGCGCCAGCGCGAACTGGCCGAAGCACGCTCACAGCAGGAAGCCGCCGCCGCTGCGCTGGCCCGCCAGCAGGAACAGATGGCCGCGATCATGGAAATCCAAGGTCTGGCGGCGGCGCTGCAGGCGGCCGGCGAAGACCGCAACCCCGACGCGATCGAAGCCGCGATGAAGAAAGCCGTCACGTTCAACCCCGGCGACTTCGGCGCCATGACGGCAATGGCCAGGATGGCGCGCGACGCCGTGATCCCGCTGCTGGAAAACCTGATGGATGCGTTGCCGGTGCCGGCCGTGCCGGAACCCGATCCGGTGCAGTACGAACCGACGCGGGAAGTCACGCGCATCATCGGCATCGACCTGACGCCGGAAGGCGATGCGGTTTCGGAGCCCATCGGCGCCGTCGTGCAGGAACCGATGCGCGTGGAGCCAGAACCGGTCGCAGTCCCGACCGACGACGACATCATCGAACTGATGATGAAGCAGTTCGGCATGTCGGCAAAGGAAGCACTGGACCGGCTGGCGCTGATCAACTACGCGCGCGCCTACGACAAGTTGGCCGAGCAGGCGTAACGCATGCGCGCACGCACCAGCCCGCAGAACCGGCTGTTCCATGCGCTGGTGCGCGACGTGGCGAACGAGATCGTGCTGGCGCCCTGGCGCCGCGCGCTGGCGTTGGAAGCGTGGAAGCGCTACTTCATCGCGCTGTACGTGCGCGAGGTTCGCATCGAAGCCTACGGCGCCGGCGATACCGATCCGTTCCCGGTGCGGCCCGTGCCCTCGCGCAGCCTGGATAGCTGGCAGATGGCGGACCTGATCGAATGCACGTACGCGTGGGGCGCGCACCATGGCATCGAGTGGTCCGAGAAAACGAAACGAATGGAGAATGAATTATGAAAGCGAATGAACTGGCCCGCCGTCTCGATGGCATGGACCTGGGCGACTTCCCATCCGAACTGAACAGCACGGCCGAGCGCGCCGGACTGGTCGTCGTGATCGGTATCGATAAACGAACTGTCGAATTTTTCGGCGCCATTCAGGACCAGATCGAGATCGAGGACGGTGGCACGATCCATCTGGACGCCGAAGGAATCCTGCCCGACCCGGATGACGTGTCCGACGATGACCGCGCGGCCTACTACGACCGCAAGCGCTTATCGTTCCTGATCGATGCGGAATGGGGTATGCACGGCTTCCCGTGGTCGTTCACGACGGCGATTCCGCATCATCGTTTTGTGGTGCTGGGACACGACGGCGGGCGCTACTGCCGCAGCATCGTGTTCGACAAGGCCATGCTGGGCACTGGCGGTGCCGCATGAACGCCGGCGACTACCTCGCCGCCTACACTCTCATGGGTGTGTTCTATTCGCTGCCCAAGGTGGTCGGCTTCCTCAACTTCCTGAACAAAGATCCGGACTGGTACGAGGACATCCCCGGCCCGGCATGGGTGATCTCGTTCGTCGCCGGGCTGATCGTCACGGGCGTCATGCTGGCGGTCACGGTCACGTGGCCGTACTGGTTGGCGAAGAATTTTTTCAGCAAGGGGGAATGATGGCCGGCAACAAGAAACCGAACCGCAAGCCGACGCCGAAGGGCATCGGCACGCCGCAGCGCATGGTCGAACGCATGGAAACGGGCCTCGTCGAACGCGCCAAGCGCAACCAGGACCGGCGCGACCGCAACCTGCGTCTGACCAAACTGCCGCTCGGGCACCCAACGAACCGCCACGTGCTGGACTGGACGTTCGGGCCGCTCGATCGGATGTTCGCCGAGCACGAGAAGACCGGCGGCCACCTGTTCAGCGAGGACGGTCAGGCGGTCATGTGGGTCGAACGCGACCAGTGCTACACGCCCGTCGTCGACGCGTGCATGGAACTGCACCGGCAGTTCGAATTCACAGCCGAGGAACGCGGATGGGGCGACGTCCCGCCCGGTATGCTGGCCTACGGCGCCAAGCTGGCGCGCGGCGCGCGGCTGGATATACAGGATCTGGCCGACGCCCGCGCGACGGTGCAGTGGATGCGCGACCGGCTATCAGAGATCACGTGCTGGGACTGGTACAGCTCGATGAATCGCATGGAAGAACAGGAAAAGGCGCAGGCAGACGCAGTGGAGCATGCAGCATGACCGAATTCAGCGGGAACACCATTTCAAAGCAGGTCCGCCAGTACGTGGCCGACAATCCGCGCTGCCTCAAGTCGGAGATCATGCGCGACCTTGGAATTGTGCGCAACACGGCATCGGGCACGCTGAACCGCCTGCGCGCTGCCGGCCATGTGCGCTGCATTCAGGATACGGTCGACGTCGACGGCAAGAAATTCCCTGTGACGCGCTGGGAGATCGGTACCGACCCCGATGTCATCCTCAAGGACAGCACCGAAGGCGCGCCGCGACGGCGCTTCCTCAAGGAGTGGACCGCCCACGTGGAAGCCGACCAGTTGTTCACGCTGTTTTTCAATAAGCACAACAAGGAGACTACCCAAGATGAAACCGCATTTGCATTGTGAGGCGATCAAGGCGTGGGCCGATGGCGCGGCAATCCAGTGGCGCACGCTGGGCACTTCGGTCTGGATCGACTGTGTCCACATGCCGGAATGGCAGATCGATCGCGAATACCGGGCCAAACCTGAACCGGCGTATCCGACCACGACGATGACGGCCGCTGAAACTTTGTCAGCCGCCAGAGGGATGACGGTCCCATCTGAAATGCGCCGCGCCCTCGCAAATGCTGCCCTGCGCCACGCCTGCGACAACGGCCAGGTCGTGCGGCGCGAAGAATTCGACCGCGCCATGGCGACGCGCGAAGCCCGCGAAATGGCCGTCGCCATCGCCGTGCGCGATGCGCTGCTGGGCGCTGTTATCAGCGAGGTGTTTGGGACCAGCATCAAATATGAAACCGTCATCCGCAGCGCGGTGGATAGCATCGTCCTGTCCGACGTCATCGCCAGCGTTGAGGTGCAGTCGTGAGCCGCCGTTTCGGACGCAACCAGAAGCGGCGCATGCGCGAGCAGATCGCGGAGGCCGAATTACGCGCCCAGTCCGGCGAACAGCGCGCGGCCGGCGCCAAAAATCAGGCCGATATGCTGCGCACGATGCTGGACCTGGATCGTGGGCTGATGCGCGAAACGAGCGACAAACTGCAGACCTACAAGCGCTTCTTCGTCGAAGTCGCGCACAAAGTCGGTACCTACGCCACCATCGCCGGGGTGGAGCCGAAATATATTGGCGAAGTCATGACCGGCCCGACGTTCCGCTGGCCGGTGCCACAGGATTTCAATCCTGCGCGCTTTGACAGCATGAGCATGGAGACTGCCGTAGCCTTCCATGACGAACTGATGGAGGTTCTGAGAGTAACAGCTGTGCGCGATCACTTCTCCGACCAGATGCACATGCGTGTCGAGTTGGACGGAAAAATCATAGGGTATTCGATCTCGCGCAGCGCCTTGGCCAAGATGAGCGCGGCGCAGATAGAGGAAACGATAGGGCCAGAGATAACGCATGCGCTGGTTATCGAGATCAAGAGGGCGCAGCGATGAAAGCGCCGCGCTGCTGTGACATGGATTGCCAGCCGATCCGCCGACCGCGCGCGAATGGGCCTTCGTTGTAATCCTGCTGACGATCGCGCTCGTGCTTTCTTTCCTGCGATAAAAAGTTGTTGACGGGAATCACGAGCGGATGGAGAATCGAATCACCAACTGGGAACGTTGTGTGAGGCGCAGCGGGGGACGTTCATCCCCCGATGGGCATGGCTGGTGACACGGACCATGCAGAGGTAACGCGGTAAAGGAAAAGGCCACGGCTTGCATATCCGTGGCCTTTTCTTTTTGGCTGGTAGGTTCAGGCGGCGTCGTGCAACTTCTGCTTGAGTACGTAGCCCATCAGCGACCACACCTTGTCGATGGCGTTCTGACGCGCGATCTTGCGGCCGATCTCGGCGTCGAAGTTCTCCGGGCTGGCGCACGCGCTCTCGCCCGTGACGGTGAAGCCATTGCGCAGGACCAGCACGCAGAACGTCAGCAGATGAAGAGCCGGAGTGCCGATCTTGTCAGCGAAGTCCAGCCCTTCGGCGCCACGCATGCCGTCCTCGGCGGTGAAGTAGTACGTACTGGCGATGTTCGTCTCGATGTCTGCCAGTGTGACGCGCGGCGCGGTCTTGCCCTTGGCCTGGATTTCCTGCTCGATTGCTTGGTCGTTCATGTCTGTCTTTCAGAGTTGGTTGGATTACCAGTCGCTGCTGCTGGACGACGAGCCGCTGTCGTAGCTGCTGCTGGAACAGCCATGATCGTGGCTGCTGTGGCTATGCGACGAGCCGCTGTCGTGGCCGCTCGAATAGCTCGACGAGGCGCTGCAGTGACTGGACGACTGGCGTGGCTCGTCGCTCGTCACCAGCGACAGGTGACTGCCGCTCACATAGGTCGGCGACAGCGGGTTCAGCGGGCTCAGCGAATCGTCATAGACGGTGCCGCTGGTGCTGGTGCTCGATACCGATTTCGGTACGGCGCTGACGCGCTGGGTCGGCTTGCCGCCGGCCGCCTGCGCGCGATATGCCCGCGCGCTCATCAAGGT